GCTCCTCTGCGGTCGTTAAACATCATTGCATTAATTCCTTTGCTCTCTTCTGCCGTTTGGCTGTAGTGCAGCCAGTGCAGTGCCCCTGGTTTGTTAGGAATTCTACAGGGTTAATTATCATCCCACAGGTTGGACAGTTGGAAGACCCATTGTATCTTGTAAGATTTTCAGCCTGTAGTTCCACAGTTAGCATGCCATCGCCATCGTCAGCCATTGTTCATCTCCCTACGCATTCTAGACTCAAACAAAACTTTTGAAAGCAGGTTAGCACCTGAAGTAGTTGCCTTGTACAGGGGATAGTCTCCCTCTAACTGAGAAACTGGAACGGCTGCGGCCCTCATTACTGCTCCGTGTTGTTCGGCTTGTGACATTCCTTTTTGCGCAAGAAAATCAGAAGAGTTATCAGCCATTACTCACTCCCTAACGTGTTTCTAGATGCTCCAGTGTAGCCTGCTGGGCTTCCTGAGTACCATGAAGTGCGAGGTTCTACGTAGTTGCGGTCTACTGTTACAACATCATCAATGCCCACAGCACGACGGTCGTATCCATAGCGGTCTGGAAATAATCGAATCTGTGGAAGTGGTGGACGAACCATCTCTGCAATCTCTGTTCCAGGAATAGTTGCAACCATAAGTGCTTGCTGTGTTAGGCGCTCCATGTTAGAAGACCATGGACCGTTGTATTGCCAACGTTTTGCTACTTGGTCAGGTTGAACAGGAGCACGCCATGGCTTTGTGTGGTCATACACTCCATCATACTTCTGCGTCATAGTGCACCTCTATGAGAAACCCAAGATACTGCTTGAGTTTTATTAGGGATGTCTACACCAAGTTGTTCAGAAGCAGACTTGTATGCGTGCACAAAATGTTGATAACGACCCATAGCAGAAAGGCCGATGTCAGGCGACATCTTTCCTCCACCACCACGTGGTGTTGATTTACGCCCAGTTCCTACAAAAGGATGTCCCATAGCAATGTCATAAGCATGACGGTCAATTGTTACTGGTTCTTTGTTACTTGGGTCGTGAATATTCTCAAAAAAACTACGGACTTTATGTCCACCCAGTACTTCGTGTGGGTCTTCTCCACTGTGAATTCGTCTTGCTTTTTCTACGTTTGCTGGAAGAAGTGCTCCTGGTACAGAGCCTGTTGTTCTAAGTTCGTGTGCTTGAGCAACATTCTTATCCCAATCATTGAGAGGAGATAATGCAGCAAGAATTCCTGCTCCTTTACGAACGTCTCCACTACCAACTTTTTTGGCTTCGTCATGAGCACGCTCATACCACTCAGAACCGCCCTTAAGTAGTTCAGGACTAGACTGGTTATACTTATTTAAAATATTTTGAACATGAACGTGAAACTGTTCTTGGGCTAAATTTTTATCCCAACTACCATGTTCGTTAACTCCAAAGAATGCCATTATTGCCACGCAGGTTTCAAATAAGCCATCATGTTTTGACGGCGTACATCAATTTGACCTGGAGCATCTGATACTAAATTTGACTTACCATCATTTACTAGGTGTGGAGCAGGAGTTAGTTGAGTTTGTGGAGCAAAACGCGGTGCACGGTAAACTACCGCACCTTTGCTTGCGTCTGCTTGTGCCAACATTTGACGACGAATACCCATATCTGACGTAAACTCTTGAGGCCAAAAGTACATAGATGGCTCAATACGTTCACCTTTATGAACACCTCGTTGATAAGCCTTTTGATTTACACGACTCTTTACTGAGTCAAGAAGTCTGTCATCTCGACGTGAGCGGATTGTTCCTAAATAACCGTCTGGATACTCAGCAGATGGGACGCGGCCAACACCAATACGTGTTGCATCCAGAAGGTCACGAGCAACTGGAGTTCCTGCCCCACCCTGGTTGTTATAACCAGCAAGTCCTCCGCCACCTAATGATTGCCAGTTTTGACTAGCGGAAAAGTTATTAGCGCCTGTAGGCATCAGACACCTCTTCCTCTACGGTTCTTTGCAATCTTTGCATAAACTTCATTAATAGAAATTGGCTTTCCTCGTAAACGTGCGCCACGACTAATGTGAGATTGCTCAGCAAACTCCATAGCCTTTGGTTTTGGCTCCATACGTTCAGCAGCACTCGACCCTGTTGAAGTACTACGAAATTCTGGATTAGATTCAATGCCCCTTAATTGACGGCTAAAATAAAGGTTGCCACCTTCTGGACGACGAGTATCCGTACCACCGAGGTCATAACCAGCAATCTGCTTATCACGTTCTCCTGCTGAACGAGCAGACTCTAAACTTGTGTGCTTTTGACTTACGTCTTGAAATATTTTATTACCAGATTTCCAAGCACCCTGATAGTCACTACTAGTTGCTTGTACTTCATGTTCTTTTCTAAAAGACTTTGCTTGTTCAGGAGTTAACGGAGCATCTGTTATCTTTTCAGCACCTGGTTTTGAGACCATAATGCCAGGTCCTTTTGCAGGTTGAAAGGTTCGTAAATTGCGGCTTGCTCCGCCTTCATTTGCTAGTTTTGCAAATTCAGAATTACTCAGCACCACGACCTACCCCCTTGTCAGAACGAGGCAAACTAGGGGTAGCGTCATCATCAAACTTGTACACAGAACCAGAACTCTTTTTTGAGTAAGGTAGAGGTCCGCCCTTACCCATATCACGGGTACGCCAAGCAGTGCGTTGTTCATAGGTTCCGCGAGTAGCAGAACCGTACGATACTGGTGACTCTATTTCAGGAGTGACTGGCGTAACAATGCTGTTGTCATCCCCGAACTGTGAATAAGAACGAGGTTGTGTTGGCACTTTTAGTTACCGTTGTCCATCCCGTATGTGAAGTCAGCACTTTGACGTCCACGAACTGAAGGAACAACTTTTGCATTTGAAAGAGTTGCTGATGCTTCAATTGAGTGAACTGCTGGAAACTTTGCTCCAACAACATAGCGAGCACCCATACGCTCAGACTGTGCTGCATTTCCTGCAGGAACATTCTTGCGATTTGCTTTGTTCATAATTGTTGGGTCGCCAGCCTGTGTGTTCTTCTTAGGCATCAGTTTTCCACGTAGTGGTTTTGCACTGATGTTAGTTACACCAGAGTAGTCTGTGCCTACGTAACGACGTGGACTCGACATGTGTGCTGCTGATGCTAAAACTTCTTCTGGGGTGTCAATACTTCTGTTTTTCATAGTACCTACCGATTCGAGATGACTTGTAGGAGCACCCATGCGACGGCGCATTGCGTGACCCATTCCTGACCAAGTTGCCATAATAACTCCCTTGCTTACTCCAAGGATAAGCCCGTTTTAACTGGCTGTAATGACGAATACGATGGCGCTTATCTCTCCATCGCGGCTTTCAATTGTCGTAAAACCTGGCTTACAGGTTAAGTCCATGCCACGAGGAGCGACATAGCCACGAGAAATTGCGATTGCTTTTACAGCCTGGTTCACTGCTCCAGCGCCTACAGCACGTAGTTTGACCTCGTGCTTTTCATAGATTGCATGAGCGATTGCTGATGCAACGGATTGAGGGTTTGACCCTGCGCTTACTCGTAAAAACGGTTCTTCTGTAGAGGTTACTTCTATAGTCACAGATATGAGTCCTTTGGGTTCGATGTAGTGCCACTCCTAAGACAAAATAGTAGAACTAATCTCTGGATTGGTCTCGATATTTGATGTCCTGAATTTGGGTTACGACAGCCTCTTCTACCTTGTCCTTGGCTATACCAGCAGCCAATCTAGCCAGAGCGTATGAGTCGGCAGCATTATCGTCGTTGAATTCTATGCCCCATCTTTTATATATTTGCAGCAACATCTCTTGCTTTTTAGCGTTCCCTTTACCTGCTGCATACTTCTTTAAAGTCATTGGAGGAACCATTACTGGAAATCTAATGTCGTCATCAAAGTAGTCGTAGATGGTCAACTTTACTAGAGCAGATAGTTCACCCAGTACTAATGCGGAATGACTAGCAAGCACAGTGCCTTCCATCGCAATTTTCTGTATGGCATGAGTTTCAGAAATGTAGTCAAGATGGTCAAACAAAAATTGACGAATGTCTACTAGACGCTCAACACCAAAGTAAGGTGATTTGTATACCCAAGTGTGATACTTAGACGGTTGATTAATTTGCAAAGCAGTGAAGGCAAATCCAGTAAGAGATTGGTCAATGCCTATTGTTACCGAGTTACCATCTTCAAGATTACCGTCAAATGATTTGGTCGGCACGGCGCTCTCTTTCGGTAATTACCATGTCAACAGTTCCTAGATAACCAGCGCCGTCTACCAAGTTATCCCTCTTATGTTTGTAGGCTTCTCTTGCAATCTTTACCCAAGTCATAGCAAGACCGACCTGTTCTTCTGTAAGTTCTATATTAAAGATTACTTCCCATCCCTTTTTGATTCGATTAAAGTTATCAAGGGGATGGTCGTAAGACTCATTTCTGTCATTGTTTATTAACTGGTGTGCTTCAGGCAAAATTGGTTCACTCATGGAATTAGTACATACCTTCCTGTTAGCCATTGGTTAGATGCAGTTGTTGTTGCGATGCTTGCGTATGTCTCATTAATTGTTGACTTCAAGTTCTTCATCCACCACCCAGCAAAAGCAGCAGTGGAATTGGACGTGCCTACAGCAAATTGTTTTGTGCCATTCATTGCAGTATGAAAGAAACGACCATTAGTGTAGAAGTCAGTAGATGTGTGGCCATTGCTGTACAAAGCAATAGTTGGAGTTGCGTCTTTATTCCAAGCCTCGCCACCTCGTAATGCAGGATTATCGGTTGCTCCAACAGAGACTACATCAGCAATACAAGCAGGAACAGCGATATTGGCTCTGTTCTTTTCATTACCAGTGGAAGCAATTACTGCTACCTCTTGTTGTTTCAAGGAAGAAATTGTTCCAGTTAATTCGGATGTTGCTCTACATGGAGCGTTTACTTTTCCTTGAGAGATGCTAACGGCTTTAATATTGTGTTTAGAAGCATTTGCTACAACCCATTCAAGAGCCTTGGTAATATCGTCAATGGTGTAAGCACCTGCTCTACCATTAGTGCTCAATCCAAGAACTCGAATTAACACAACTTTTGCATTAGGATTTACTCCTGTAAGAATTGAAAGCATGGTTGTCCCATGAGCAAAGGCTGGAAGTGAATTGGCTGCAACCGACGCTGCTCCAGTGCCTTCTTGAAAACGTGTTCCGTTAGGACAGGCTGCGTTAGAAACAATACAAACTTCGTGAACTACATTGTTTGGAAACAAAGATGCATTAAACCCAACATCAATAATTGCAACAGTAGGCGATTGTGCGTTGGCTGGATATAAACCCCCAACCAATAGTAAAACTACAACCAATAACTTTTTCATACGTATTCCCTCCTTGGCCCTCCAGCCGTTCTACGAGTTATCTCTCTTGAAACTAAAGTGATGTCTCGTTCTTGGTTATTAAGCATCATTTCTAGAATCTTGCGACGAGCATACTTCTCTTCGAACTTATCTTCAAGTTCTAAAACTTCAGAATCAACTGCAATCTGTGCTCTAATCAAAGTTACTTTATCGCCTTTTGTTGCAGAACCCATTTTCTCTACCATTAGACGATTAGTCTTTAGGTCTAAGGCTCGTTGAGCCCCTCTTTCCTGTAACTGCGATTCCGCTAACTGAGAGGCTATGTAATCGGCCCAACCAGTTAACACAGTAAACAACTCAGCCAACTGCTCACTACTAAGAGAAGTAATGTCTGGCGGTAGAGGAGTTAACTCATAGGTGGGTTTTGGTACTTCAACAGCCTTTTCTAATAAAGGGTCCCAAGTATTTACGGAATTAAGTCGCATTGTTTACACCCATCTCTAGATACGTTGCATTTAGGTATAACATCAGCATCTACTGCATCAATTACTTTTTTAGCAGCGTTAAAAATTCTTTCAACAATTTCAAAATCAGCCTTTACTGTGAACTCTTTGTAGTCCTGGTCTGCTTTCAACTCATAAAGAAACACAATTTCTTTAGGCGCTTCATCTCCATACATACGACTAGCCAGTTCTAAGTACATTTGACCCTGCAATAGGTGACTGCGAAATGGTCTACGAATATTCTTCCAAGCCCTTGTAACATCACCATCAGCATCGTACAAAAGGTCTGGAGCCTCAAACCTCAGAGTTCCTGCTCCAATAGACTTTATTTCTATCAAACAATCTTCACCAAGGTTCTTAATCCAACCATCTGTATGACCAGAAATACGTAATGAGTCTTCTCTAAGACTTACTTCACCGTACTCTAAAACATCACATCCGCAATGCTCACACTCTTTAGGTGACAGTCCAAAAGTAATACCTTTGCAATAAACACAATTAAACTTTCCATACAAGTTACCCATTTCATAAAAACGGTTTTGCCATTTTTCATGGATGGCGTGCCCTTCGTCAAAGATGTTCTGTAGTCTAAGAGACGGTTTGTCTGGCTTCTTTTTACCGCCTTTTAATAGGTAAAAAGAATACCTATGACACCAATCAGACTTGATAATTTCAGATGGGTGTAAAACATCTGTTCTTCGGTCTGACTCTGGGCTACGCAAAAGGTGTCTCTCTACATCACCTATAAGACGTGTTTCAGTCTTTTTGGCATCCAAGAACTTCTTTAGGTCTTTCGACGCTTGAACTGGCATTACACATCCTTACTAAATATAAACTCTTCTAAGGTCATTTTCTTTTTGTATTTTTTTTGCCACTTTCGTACTAAAGCGTTCCTTTCTCGATGAGAGAGTCCTCCCCAAATTCCATGAGGCTCGTCTCTAGAGACTGCGTCCCATAAACATGCGTTTTTAACTGGACAGTGAGTTTTTCCGTTCTCACCAAAACAAAAAGCCTTTGCTTTTTCAGCAATGACTTTGTACTGCTCCTTATCTCGTGGTGGATAAAAGAGGTCAGTATCTTCTCCTGAGCATTTAGCCTGATATCTCCAGGCGTACTCTGGTTCTTCCATATGTTAGGCATCCTTTGTCTTGTCTCGCATCTCTAGGAAATCATTCTCAAGAAGAATGACGTAATCTTCCCCATCGAGATGAATGCCTAAAACTGGCATTCTTCCTTCAAGGATTGCCTCTCTAACGTTCTTTTTTAAAACATCGGACTTTACAGTGAATTGTTTTTTTCCAGTCCACTTGTGCTCAATCAGCAGGTCGTCTGAACGCACATCGCCCTTTCTTGCCCAAAGAGCACCCGACGCCGCATTACGTGTTCCACCAATGGTTTTGGCAAGACGTTTCTCATGCTTCAGGGACTCTTTTTGCCCTTTACTCCTCAAGTTCTATTTTGCCTTCCTCGTAACCGTGAAGCAACTTAGGAACTATATAGAACAAGGTCTCTCTCCAAAAACACCTGTTACAGCCACAAAAAGGTTCTCCCGATAATGTTTCAGTGACCTCTTCATCTGCTCCTTCAGAATAAACGGCTTCGAATAACATGTCGGTGTAGGTCTCTACCCCTCGTTCTAACTCTTCTGCCCATTCTGGGTCATTTACAAAAAACTCCTTCTCAGTCATCGGAACCTACTGATATCGCGTCTGTAGATTCAAGAACAAGTTTTTCTAACTCTTCTTTTAAATCCAATTCACTGCGAAGACTGTCAATGACAGACTCAGTGCCTTGCCATTTTCTTTCACCGTAGTAATACCATCCACCCTTACGCTCTATAACCCCTTTGACGACTGCAAGAGCAGCGATTTCTTTAGCAAAGTCATACTCTCCAGGAAGGCAAGCGCCACCATTTGTAAAGTAAAAGTCAAAATATGCAACTCTTTGTGGGGGAGCCGTTTTATTCTTAAGAGTCCTAACCTTGATTCGTTGACCAATTCGGACCTTATTGTTACCTGAACCAAGTTCAATCCATTCATCTCGACGGATTTCACACCGAGTAAAAAATGCATAATTCTTTCCCTCACCTCCAGGAGTGGTGCGAGGGTCTCCGTGCATTACACCAATCTTCATGCGGTACTGATTGATGACAATACCCAATACTGGGCGTTCTGCTTCAACAAGGCTTCTTTTCATTGCAGTACCGACAACTCTAAAGAACTTGTTAGTTAGTAGTGCTCCTCTTCCTACAGTTGCTTCGTCCATATTCTTTTCTAACTCAGGAGAAGGTGATAAGGCTGGAAGAGAGTCGATAACAATTGCGTCTACAGACTTAGACTCAGCAAAAGCAATGACTGCATCATAGGCTTCTTCCATAACGCTAGTCTCAACGACAATAACTCTGCTGGTATCGACACCACACATTTCAGCATATTCAGGTACCCATGCTTCTGCTGCAACCCAAACAGTTGTGAAGTTTGGGTCTTTCTCTTGATTAGCAGCGATAGTTTTTAAGGCTACTGCTGTCTTTCCATGAGACGGTTCGCCAATTAATTCATTCCATTGATTTCCAGGAAATCCACCGCCCAAGACATAGTCGAGAGTTGTAGAACCGCTGGTAAACCTAGGAACAAGGTCAGAACGAATATCATTAGCAAACACAACAACGCCATCACCAAACTTTTTATTAAGTTGTGCGACAATCTTTTTTGCCTCATCAGTTATCATCCATCAATCCTTCCAACTATCTGTTGTGGGTTAAAGTTATTTGTTACATCGTTTCCTCGGGCTGACTTTGTTGTCCCCTCTACTTTTGCTCCAGTTAAAGAACCGTATCGACTACCAGATTGCTCAAGAGGATACCCGCAGTCATAGCAACGTAACTTTGCGCCAGCAACACTCATGTAGTTGTTAGAAGAACAATTTGGACAAGACTGTGTCTGTGCAGCACTCTGTGCCTTTGATAAAGGAGCAGAAGGCTGTGAAGGAACATACTGAGTCATAGGCTGTTGAGACGGTGGCATAGGCATGTTTGTTGGACGCGATTGTTGTGGGGGTGTTTGTTGTCCTAGTTTATCTGCCCACCAGTTTGCATTACTCATCTTCCATCCCTTTCAACTTTTTTTCTTTTTGAAATATACTGCTTACTTCCAGAAAATTGAGTAAAAAAAGGCATTCTAAAATTTTCAAATCTTTTTTTGTCTTGTTCTGTTTGGTAACGAACCTCTAAGTTTAAAGGCTCTCTTTTAAATGGCACATATTGAACAAGAGGAGTTCCTCTTTTAATAAAAATTTCGTCTTTTTCTGAGGTTAACAACACTTGTTGGTTTACAACATGGTGTGTATCAGTATCTATAATTCCAGGTAACACCGTAAACTCATTCGTGTAGTGATAAAACAAGGGTAATTGAAGCACTGAATAACCAGGAGGGGTTATAATATACCATGGGCAGTCTGACTTAAAAATAAAATTGCCATTTTGATTTAAGTGTTTAAAAGGAACGTGGGATAAAAACTGTTGGTTAGAGTGACTACTCCAACGAAATTTTTCATGAGAAGTTCTCCAAGAATATTGTTCTGTATTTCTGTCATATTTTAAAATACTATCTGCCCACATAGGAATGACTATTCCTGCGGAAAAATAGTCGGGAAATGAAGGACAATTTTTTACGTTTCCTACAGTCACCTCTTTACTAGTTACTACGGTTTCTATTAAAGAAGTGGTCTTCCACCACTCTGGAATAAATTTGTTTGCTGGTTTTGGCAATACTTCTTCAACCAACTCTAATCCTTCAAGTGTAGATACAACCTCTATTAAAGGAGTTACTTGTTTTTTAAACACTATTTAGCCTCTCCCCACTTGTTTACTATTTTTACGTCTGCAATAAGAGGAAATGTAATCTCTGGTAGGTGAATACCTTCCATCGACACACGAATTGCTTCGGCGGTCTCTTCTGCTAAATCTTCACGAGCAACAGTAACCAATTCGTCGTGTACAGTCAAAACGACGTTGGCTGCTGGCTCATCTACAAAACAAGAGTGTGCCCTTACAATTGCCAGTTTCATGATGTCTGCTGCAGACCCTTGAATTACCGTGTTAAACGCTTGACGTTCTGCTCTGGACCTTAATCCCTGGTCTCTGCTCTTTAAGTCAGGTATATAACGACGTCGTCCAAATAGGGTAGATACAAACGGAGTCGGTGCCTGAGCGGAAGCCATACGGATAACTCGTGCTCGATATTTTGCAATGTCGTTGAACTGCTTACTGAATCGGTCTAACAGGTCTCTTGCATCTTTTACAGTACACCCAATGCTTTGAGCAATCTTCTCGGGTCCAACACCATAAGCGATAGATAGAACAAGAACTTTTCCAGCCTTACGGTCTACTCCCATCGTGTCACCAATAGTCGTGTATATGTCCCCGCCATCTACATAATTTTTAACCATAATTGGGTCACCTGAAAAGGCTGCAATAATACGAGGCTCAATCTGGCTGTAGTCAGCAACAATCAATTTGTGACCAGGTGGAGCGATAAACAAATCTCGAATTAGTTTCCCGTACTCTCCGCCACTAGGGATGTTCTGAAGATTTGGGTCACTGCTAGAGAAACGACCTGTCTCTGCTCCATGCGATTTAAAATTTGTGTGCACTTTTTGATTTATTAAAAGTGACTTCTTCTCTACAATCTTTGTCTTTCCCATTACTGTGTGGGTAATCTCGCCACCTAAGTAGGGCATTACATAAGTTGTCATTAATTTATTTAAATCTTGGTACTCAAGAATTGCATCAACCAACTCGTCTTTATTGCGGTAGAACTCCAACGCATCAGATGAAACAGAGTAGTGCTGGATTCCTAAGTTTTGAGGAGCAGTAGCAGCCACCTCTTGTCCTTTTGTAGTTAACGCTACTTTAATACGGAGGTTTGGCCTTATCCCTCTTCCGCCATCTTCTTTTGAAGAAAACAACAACTTCTGCTTTTCCTGCACAGAGTTCATGGAAAATGGAGTACCTACTAACTTCCAAGCCTTGGCCTTAGCAACGTCTATGTCTTTTTCAAGGCGATGCTTCAACTTAGTAAGTTCTACAACATCGATAGTTGCTCCAGCAAGTTCCATATCGCATAAAGAAGCAATTACGTCCATTTCAAGGTTCCAAACTCGGCTCAAATCCCCCTCAAGTTTAGGAGCCATAACTTTGTAGAGTTTGTAGGTAGCATCAGCATCGAGTCCTGAATAGTTTGCTACATCACTAAAAGAGTGAACCTCTACTTGTGCGCCAACACCTTTTTCAACAATAATTCCAAGTTCTCTCTTTGCGCAGTCAGCAAGCCCTAAGTAACCACGGTTTCGGTTGTTAACAATAAAGCCAGCCATCATTGTGTCAAAGAATGGTTTAGAGGGTACAACGCCACGGTAATACTTTGCAATAGACTTTAAATCAAACTTTACATTGTGACCAATCTTTAACTTGTCACTAAAAAACAAAGGCTTAAGTGCTTTGAAAACATCACCTGGCAACAACTGGTCAGGAGCAGGACCGAATACTGGGGTCCACTTAGTTTGGTTTTTTGAGTAGTCTGTGTCCTTCAACTCTTTACCAGCGGCTAATTTACGTTGACCACTGAGTAACAACTCTTTATCCCAATGCAAAAACTCACCATTAGGGTGACCCATCGGTATTACATCTACCCTGTC